ATCTTGTCCATCTTGGCGCTCATCTCATCGAATCTGCGCTCATAGTCTTGGACCTTTTGCCACAAGACGCCGTATTTCACTGGGTCGATTTCAGCACTCTCAAAAGCCATCTCTTGTTACTCCATTGCCAACGGCTCAAAGCTGATAAGCGAGTTTTGGACTTCACTGGCCGGGGCCAGCATGTTTACAGCAGCAGGGGTACGCAACACCTTGGAGGCGGCTTTGCCAGTTTTGGCAAACGGGTCGGCCATCTTTTGACCTTTAGCCTGACGCGCCAGTGCTTTTTCAAGCGCAGCGGCAGCGGCAGCAGGGTCCAGCATCTCAGTGGCTAATTCAATTGCCAGCTTCTGGTCCAGCTTGCCCTGCATACGGCGCAACAGATCGTTGGCGACCGTGGTGACGTTGTTGATGAAGTTGGGAGCGCGGACGCTGCCCATGACTTCGGTGCCCATCAAGTTCACGTCAGGACCAGCGCCCCGGGCAGCAGCGGCTTGCCGCTCAGTCAACTGAGCACGAGCCAAGTCGGCACGGACATTTTCGAGAATATTGATTTGCTCGGGAGTCAGCACGTCAGACAGGTTTTGGAACCGCGATTCACCTGTGGCCCGCTTGATGGTGCCCGGAGCGTTTTCCAAGGCCGTGGCAAAACCAGAGGCACGAAGCCGCGCCGTTTCCTCACCAAGAGCAGGAGTCAACTTGCCCTCAAGGTACTGGCCGACTGCCATCTGGTTGATCGGCTTGCTTTGGGTGGCAAAAGTTTCCCGGGCCGTGCGATAGGACGGGGCTTTGCTTTCAACCCAATTGAGAAACTGTGCCCGTGTACCCTTGATTGCCCCAACCTCGGATGCACCAATACCAAACCGTTCAGGGTTCTTGATTAGATCATCGAAGGCCAGCTTCATCGAGTGAAGGCTACTGCCCGGATACTTAGCCACTTCGCCCGGAATCACTGTCTGACCCATTGGGCGACCGGCTTCGTCGACAATGCTGGATGGCACAACCTGTGAAGGTCGGTTCTGACCGATCTGAAATGACTGACCTTTTTCCGCAGCCAAGTCGCTGGCGCGGCCAAGCACTTTGTCCATTGAGGGGCGACCGAGCAGCGACGAGAATGTGTCATCTGCCGCCACCATTGCTTTGTCGGAAATGCCGTACAAATCTTTCGCCGTGGCTTTGCGAATAGCTTCAGCCGCAGCCAAATCATCAGCCGTTTGACCGACTTGTCTCACCGCACCCACTTGCGCAGCCTTGTTGCCCTCACCACGTTCAAAGAACGGTGTGGACAGCGTCTTACGTGCAGACTCACCCATTGCGGAGAACCGAGTAGCGCCCACAGACGATGCGGCTTCGGCGGCAGTGGGCAGACTGCCCGGGACAAGTTCGGACGGTTGACGCAAGGCGTTGAGCACTTGAGGACCGCGACCTTCAACGGCTGTCAGGTACGCTGCCGACTTTGGGTCAAGCGCGTTGTAGACAGCACCCACACCCTTTGCGGCCAATTTGATGGGCTGCTCGATGAGGGGTGCGATGGGGCGCATCGGGTTAATGGCAGCACCACCCCTCGACAGTGCAGCGCCAGTCTGCGTGGCACCCAGCTTGGTCGCGGCAGCACCGCCCCCAGTCAGCAGGGTGGACAGGTCAGCAGCAGCGCCCACTGGGTCTTCAGCAAACGTGCGCTTGATGCCCTCGTAGCTGCCGTAGCGGTCTTTGTACATGCCACCGATGGCGTTGGCTGTCTGGACAGCCCGCTGCGCAGCTTCAGGATCGACTTCAAACCGGTCAATAAAGTTGACCACGCCCTGCGGCAGCGAGTTGCGCAGCGCACCAGCACCAGCGTCAAGGATGCCGGTGAGCGTTTGAAGCGGACTGGTCACGGCCTGCACGACACCGCCGACAAACTTGCCTGCGCTCTCGGGCAGGTTTTTGACGGCTTCCACGGGCACCTCGGTCAGCGAGTAACCACGGCGTGGGCCGGGGATGCCACCAGAAGGTGCTGCGGGGGCGAACTGAGCAAACGGGTTGTCTGTTTGCGCGGGCTGTGCGGCAAACTTGGCAAAAGGATTTTCAGCCATTTACTTCCCCTTGGGTAAAACCCGATCTGCTGATCCGGGGCCAAACTGTGCATCGAATTGTTCACGAGTGCCCGCACCGCTTTTGAGCATGTCAATTGCAGCACTTGGTATGTTCATGACGGACGAGGTTTTGCGCGGCGGCACAACCACCGGCTGGGTGGAAATACCGGTACCCTCAAGCGCACTTGCGGGAATCTGAGTAACCCGCTTGTTCCACGACTCTGCGCTCTTTTCGGCAGCAAGGCGGGACAGACGGGCCAGTTCGGTGAGTGACTTGGCATCGTAGCTGAGTTGACCGGCCTTGGCTTTTTCCAAGAAGTCTCGGTCGGCGTTGGTGAAGCCTTGACCCGCACCAAGGTTCGACGATTTGATTGCACCCAGCGTTGTTTCGGCCAACGAGGAAACCAGCACCTCGGTGTTGCGAATTTTTTCCGAGTCGGTGCCACCGGCCAAGTTCAATGCCTTGGCAAGTTGCAGTCGAGCGTTGGCACCCGTGCCGGTAATGACTTTACCGGTAGAGATCAAATCCATCACTCGGTCGGCAGTTGCCGCAGCGTTGGGGGCGTTCTCGGCAGCAGCCAGTTTGGCAGCGTCTTGATCGGCGATCAGACCGCTAAACCGTTGACCGTAACCTTTTTCGGTGTTGACGCTAACTGAGGGTGCGCCAGACTTTGCAATACGCGACCTTTGCGCCTCGACAGCAGTGGGCAGCGGCACATCGGCGTAGGTGCCCACCGTGGTCGGTGCGCCGCTGAACGCAGGTACGCGCACAAGATCAATTTGCCCGCTGCGGTTAACTGACTGAACAGATGGCTTCAACTCACCTGCGGTAGCGCCCGCCTGAGAAAGAATCCGTACACGCTCTGGGGTTGGTAACGCCAACAACTGACTGACCGTAGCGTTAACTTGCTCGGGCGTGTACAGACCTTGCAACACCGCATCTTGACCAAACGCAATGATGTTTTCATCCGATGGGTTGGCCGACAAACCGCGCTTGAGGTCTTCACCAAACTTGCGCTGCGCCGCTTTCAAGTCAAACTCAGACTTTTGCTGCGCTGCTCTCTGGGCTGCTGTAGTTGCTGCTTCCTTGCGATATTGAATACCCAACTGCGGACTGACTTTGAACAGTTGGTTTTCGTAATCCTCGGCTGCGGGATTCAACTGGCGCAGCGCGTTACGCTCTTGCATGGCCGCTTGGGCTTCTTGCATCTTGAGCGCGTTCAATTCTTGCGCTTGACGACCGCCTTGAATTTGCTGAATCTGAGCGTACTGAGCTAAAGCGTTCGGAGCCTGAAACTCAGGCTGACGAAAACTCATTGCGATGTTGGGATTGACGAGTGCCATGTTCAGTCCTTATGTGCTGGTGCCGTAACGGAACCCAGCATATGGGTCTTGATACCCAACGTTGGGGGCGGGTGCAGCGGCGGGAGAATAATCTGTAGGACGGCTCAACGCTTGCTGCAACAACGAGTTTTGCTGCTGTTGCTGACCGTAGTTCAGGTATTGACCCAAGCCACCAGCAGCAGCATTTGCCATGCCCATGTAACCAGACGCCGCAGCTTGAGCGCCTGCGCCAAGTGCGTTGCCTGCGTTAGTCGCATAGTTTTGACCCGCAGCGCCCAACTGATTCGTTGCCGTCTGACCGATACCGGCCAGCGACTGCAACGGATTCAAACGGGCGTTACGTTCAGTCTGGTAACGGTTGAAAGCGTTGGTGTATTCTTGCGAAGCCATGTCCTGACCAAATCGACCAGCCGCCTTTAAAGCACTACCTGATATTTGACCACCTCGAATTGCTGCCATTCGGTCCAGTTGCTTTTGCCCTTCGGACAAACGAAAAGCGTAGCCGGGGTCTTGTTGGAATTGTTGCATTCCAAACGGGGTGTACTCGGTCGCCAGCGGGGTCAGCTTATTCAGGGCGGTAATACCCGCTTGACGCCACGGTTCCTGCAACTCGACCTGTCGTTCAAATTGCTGCTGCTGAAGATCGGCAGCTTGGCTAGCCGCACCAGCCTGTGTTTTAGCTGCTTTGTTGGCGGCTAAACCCCCAAGTGCAGCCGCCCCAAGAATTGCGGTTCCGGTTGCTATTGCCATGCTGTGACCTCTTTGATGAATGTGCGCTCCATCGGCTTAAAGCCTGCGCGAATGTACAGATTTTCCATCTTTTTTGCCCGGTTGTCTTCTAATGCAATCATGAATAGAGCAGACGCGTCTTTTTCTTTGGACCATTGTTCAATTTGTTTGAACATTTGACCACCCGCGCCGCTACCACGGGACGCTGGGGTTAGCCACCACCACAGTTCCTGTACAACCAGTGCCGAGGGGTTGAAGTACATGGGGTACACCAGCGCACCGCAGATGCCCACAATCTCACCATCGATCTCAGCAAGCCATATGCCAACATTGTCGTTTTGCAAAGATGACAGGTAAAACTGAGAATACCCTGCTGCGTCAAAACCAATGACGCCGTGCATGGGCGATGCCATGTGAAACGATTCTGCCAGCACAATGTACTTCGGCAAGTCTGTTTCGGTGGCTTTACGAACGATCACTGAGTCACCTCACGACCACTGACGCGCATGTTGATTGCGCTGGCGGTTCCTGCGATTGTACTGATGAAGTCGCCGGGGTTCAAAACCTGCCCCACGAGTTCGGGGAACGTGTACACCTCGGACGGCTGAAGCGTTTTGGTCTTGGTGATCAGGTTGATATTACCAGCCGTACCAGCCAAAGTCACCAAGTTGACCGAGATCGTCGCAGCCGTGGCGCTGTAATTTGTCGCCGTGAACTTGTCGATGATTGTGGTCACGTTGCTGGCCGTGTACTGAGTGGTCTGTGCGTTCTCGACCGTTTTGGCCGGGACAATGTTTTTGACGATGACTGTCATTCGGGTTTCTCCTTATTCAAGCATGAGGTAGCTGCGAGAGTCTTGCTCCCACTTGCCGGTGGTGCCGTTGTAAATCAGCTTGTCCCCATTAGAAGGGTTCATGGCACTCACATCGGCCAGTTGAGAAAGCATCGCCGTGATCTGAGCAGGCAGCACGGCCAAGGCTTCGACCTGCTTTTGCATCTCAGCCATTTGTGACACCGTGTCACTAAAACTCGGCTGTGTCTGCACTTCTTGCGTCAGCGTCTGAAGCAGTGCGTCATAGCTGGCAATCAACGACTCAGCGCTGGGGCCAACAGCCGGATCGTCAACAACGGCATTCGCTACATTGTTCAACGCTAGAAAAAACAAATACCACGCCCTGCTGATCAAGCCTGTGTTTGCGTCAACCAACGGCACCCGTGGGGGCGTGATGATAGGATTAAGCATTGGTCGGACTCAAGATCAGTTCAGCGCCCATGATGGCGATCTTCACGGGGTCGGTGCCCGACACCTCGTAGACGCGATCACGCAGCTTGAGTGTCATGCCCAGCCTGCGCCAGATGGCACGGCGATAGTACTCACCGATCTTGCCGATGCTGACCCAGTGCTCGTTAGACCATGTGTGACCGCCATCGTCTGACCAGCGCAGCATGACCTCGGGGTCGCTGCCTTGCCCGAGGTTCAGACCAGTGCCCGACTCGCAGTCAAGCTGGAGGCTGTGGTGCGCGGTGCGCTTCAAGTTGTTTTGACCGGTAGGCAGTGCTCTCCACGAGCGCAGCCACTTTTGAATCTGCCCGTTGTCCGAGTAATCCTCAAGGTCGAAAGCGTAGATGTTGCCATTCTCGAAGTCGCCAACAACGACCTTGTTGTTGAACGCCATCTGGCAGTTGCTGCGGTGCCGGGTGAACTGCCCGTTGGCAAACCCAGCCCGTTCATGCCATGCCTGTGTGGCGGCATCGTAGACCCATGTGGTGTTGGCCGTGGGAAAGATCAGCACGTAGAAGCTGTGACCTTCTTGCTGGTACGTGTAGGCGATGGCGTCAGAGATGTCGGCATACTGCTGGATGTGCCACTCAACTGCATGAGTCGAGATGCGTTGCCCAGCGTAACCGTTGGCCCGGTAGACGATGCCTTGACCACGGCGGTCACGGCCAAGCCAGAACAGCCCGTTGTCCATCTTGGCAATCGAGTAGGGGGCAGCGCAGCCCAACTCGTTGAATGCGCCGGGGATGCGTTCAAGCGGAAAGTCCAGTGCACCGGTGTCAGACCAGACTTCAATCGAGTTGGTACCAAAAGCCCAGACCTCGCGGAAGTTGGAGATCACGGCCACCAAGCCGTCAGGGGATGCGGCGGTTTGCTGGAACTCCAGCGGGTCAATAGATGTGCCGTCCAGAAAAGCCGTTACCCACATCTCTTGGCTGTTTGGCTTGTTGAACACGAAGTAACCGTCAAGGTAGGTGACTGTCACTGCGCCGGGGAAGTCTGGGTCGGTGATTGCGCCAAAGGCGTTTGTGTTGGCGTTGTAGATGTAGCTGGGGCCGTTGGCTGCGATGAACAACTGGGTGCCGTTGTCGGCCATGCTGACGGGGCCAGTGCCTGCCACGGTGCCGATCAGTGTGGGTGTGTAGGCGTTGTCAATCTTGAACAACTGGGTTCCCGACACCACAAAGCCTATACCATCGTTTGGCGAGAACGCCCACAGACCACGGATCGGACCAAAACCAATCGTGTTGAGCAGGCTCAAGCCGGGAGCGCGGTTTAGGAACGCAGGCTCCTTACCAGCCTCGGGCACGATCTCGGGGAATAGGTTGACCATGCGGGCATCCGCAGCGTTGACACTGCGGGCCACGTAGGATGATCCGAGGATGGGCGTCTTCATTAGAAGTTACCGGCGTAGATGTTGAACCGCTGACGATTTGCCACCACAGCGTAGGGCAGGCTCATGACATCGTATGGGTTGTTGATGCGCTTCAGGTTGCGCTTGCTGGTCATGGCGATGCGCTGCACCTGTGGGCTTGGCTCCACGCCAAACTCGGGTGCGATCTCCATTGCCAAGTTGTAAGCAAACGCCCGCATGTAACCGGGCGGGAAGTGCAGATCGGTGCTTAGTGTGGCGGGCTGTGTCAATTCTTGCACCGAGATGAAGTGCCACTCCAAAACCTGTGTGGGTCGTGGGTAGACGTACATCTCCACATCGGGAAAGGTGTTGTTGACAAAAATGACCTGCGGAAAGGTCGATGTCGATGTTTTGACAGCGATGCCGTTGTACTGGTCTTGGTTGATGAACTTGATGCCATACGACACGCCGCTTGGGGCTTTGTAGTAGGTGCCATCATCGAGTTGAATGGGGCGGTTGCCCACAAAGTCACCAGAGGGGCCAAGGGTGCGCTTGATCTCGCCAGCAGGCCACGAGAAGATTTGGTCTTGAGTGCAGAACACGGACAGTCGTTCCGTGTTCCACGAGTCGATCATCTGGTTGAGCGCAACCAGAGCGTCTTGACTTGTTGCCGCTGACGCCGTTTCACCTTCGGCAAGAATACCAAGCAGACGTAGTGCTCGGTTGATCTGTTCGCCAGCGGTATAAGCCATTTCAGTTTCCTTCGGATTCGTCGCTTGCCGAAGTCA